TAGGTAGGTCAATCTTCTTGGTTGCTTTTAATTCAAAGATATAAGTTTGCCCAGCAACCATAGCAACTATATCACCTTCATCCTTAGAGCCTGCTTTAGTTAGGCGTTCAGCAATTACTTTCTTAGACCTAAGCCATTTCATTACTGAAGTTTCAAAGGTAGAACCTTTGCGTTTACCATAACTACTCACGCCATGCCACCTTTGGATACTTAGTAAAGTTTATGAAGAAGAATAAAAAGTCAAGTCTAGTTACCCAACCAGCAACCTGTGCTTCTTCTTCCTCGCCCCATTCAATGATAGGATATCTTTCAAATCCTATTCCGAAACAGTACCTACTGTTTGGTGCAATAGTAACTGTATATCTACCAATATCTTTTTGCATTAGTGATTCTCTGGAATATCATCAACGAACATATACTCAGGGTTAAAGGCAATCCATGTCATAAGTCCGCCTCCTGCGTCTGCTCTTCCGTATCTGTTTTTAACTGGTGCGACGCCCATTGAGGTCCCAACAACTCCGAGAGTGCAGATGAGAGCAGGTAGTTGTGCAACCTTACCCTGAATAGCACTTCTTGGCTGGCACGGAGAACCAACCACTGCTTCACTAGTATGATGAAGCACAACAACAGCAGCGTTAGTTGCACGAGCAAGGTATTTCAACTCCTTCATAATGGCACGCATAGAAGCGAACTCTTCGCCACCATCAGTAGCCACATCCATTAAATTATCTACAATAATAAGAACTGGTGGGCAACCCCATAGTTCTTCAAATGCTTGCACCTCTTCATCAATATCTTGAAGCGTTGGTGCTGATTCAAATGACCAAACAATATGACTGCTCTTAGAAAGAGTAGCCTTAGTCCAACCTAAGTCAGATGAAAGCATAGACTCTACATCTGATTGGCTCTTGCCCGAAATCATGGATGCTAATCGCATTGCCATTGTATGAGCGTTAGTATCTGCCGATATGTATAATGTCGGCACTTTCATTTTTAGTGCTAATGCTAATGCTAAAGTTGATTTACCCACACCTGGCGCTGCTGCGAACATCGAAACTTCGGAACGACGGACAATGATTTTGTTGGAATCGAACGCCTTAAAGCAGGAAGGTAAAGGTTCCCCTCCGATACTGGCACGACCAACTGAGCGGACAAGTGTACGCATCCTGGTTCCTTTCTGTTCTTAAAGAAAAGCCGTAGCCAAAATGCAACTGGTGTAATTCGACTACGACTTTTCTTCATTATTTAATTATTAGTTTACTGGCTTGCATTGGTCGGGTGTGCCTTGTGGTGATGGACACGCCCAGAATGCATATGGTTTTCCACTTGCCTTACTGATTCCCTCACGCCAGATTCGAGCACCATGCTTACATACTGGCGCTGCCGTACCTGATGCTGTACTGACTGGGGTTGGAGCGGAGTAGTTCGAGGGCGTTGTGTTTGTAATGGAACTCGATGTCGATAAAGGGGTTAGAGTGTAAGCACCAACAACTTTCTGTTGTGTTGCTGCAATCTGCGTAGAGTAATCTCCAATGCCTTCAAGCAGAACAGATAGTTCATCTGCTGTGTTAGCACGGATATTAATCATATCCCCACTAGGTGTTTTATAGGAAACTTGTAGTTTCCAGTCTTCGTTTGCCATGCTTCCTCATTTCTTAGATGAGAACTGGCAATACTCTGTCAGTCCACATCTGTTGCAGTTGTTTGTATTTGGTATAAAAATTCCAGCCTTGCGTGCCTTATCAAATCCGCTCACAAGATACTCCAACTTCTCATCAGTATACCCTGTTAAATCGATGAGTGGGGTAGTTCCTTCTTGCCTTGCCATCCAGTATGCTCCGTACTTAACATCTACCCCTAGAACCTGTTTAAGTCCTAGGCGGTAGAAGCCAAGTTGTAGCGTGCTGAACGGGGTCTGTTGTGAAGTCTTGAGGTCAACCACGACTAATTCACCATCAACTTCAAAGACTCTGTCGATAACCATTTTAACAGGTATACCAGCAAAGGTAGGTGTCAGACCCAGTTCAACGGCAGGTGCGCCTTCTGGTGTGTGCCAGATTTTCCAGTTGTGATTAGCGATACGCCAATCGATATATGATTGAACCCATTCAGGTCCAGTCTTTTGCCAAAAATCTACATTCTCCTTGTTAGGAAATGCTTTGGTAGCACGGCCACCGACTCGAGCAAAGGTTAAGTCTTTGCCTTCGGATTCTTTAGCCCATGCTTTATCCCAATAATTTTGTGCTAGTAACATTATAGGTTCTCCAAATCCCAAGCCTCAGTTGCTGAGTGAAATGCGGAGCCACCCACAGACCATACCGAAGGTTCTTCGGGTAGGTTAAGTAGTCGACCTAGGTAATACTGATAACCACAGTCGATGAATGTTGTAAATGCTGAGTACGATATGTGCTCAGGTAATGTATATCCTTGAAGTTCTATTGCCATGACTGTATTATACACCTATCAGATTAGTTTGTCAAGGATGATGATACTTGACATATTAAAATTCAGGGTGTATAATTAGATATAATAATATAATACACTATATATAAGACCCCGAAGGGGTCTATTATAATATATATAATAGGATATAATGGGTAAACTATCTGACTTTGATTTAGACTTATCAGTAGGACAGGCTGGTGAAAGACTGGTCGAAGGGTTACTGACTGGTAACAAAACAATAGAAGTCAAGACTGATTTAAAGTGGAAGAACACAAACAACATCTATATAGAAACTGAGTGTTGGTCTCACAATAACCAGTCTTGGTATGCCTCAGGCTTATCTGCTACAAAGGCTGAATACTGGGCATTTGTATTGGAAGGTGCAGTTCTTATTGTGCCTACCAAGATACTGCGCAGAGCGGTTGAGTTGTACGGGGAAGAGATAACCTGTGACATTGAACCAAACCCAAGCAAGGGATATCTTGTACAACCAGGATATGTGCTCTGGGTCACAAAGGAGTTGGCTAAGTAATAAGGGGAAGGTTACTTAGAAAACACAAAAGACCCCCCTTCCTAGTATTGCTACTAGGTTGGGGGGTTTTCCTGTCTATAAAGACGGTTTAAAGCCGTTTAAAGCCTACTCTGCACCGCGTCCGAACTCGGATGCTGATGGGTCAAGCCACTTAAGAACTGGTCCTGCTACGCCAGCAATGGCTGCAGATGCTAGTTGCTTAGGGTCAGTAATGCCAGTTAGGTATAGAGCAACGACTGCCGCTGCTGCTGCACGAAACCATGATAGGGCTACTTGCTTGAACTTTGGGTTCATCTTTCCTTCTTTCTATTTTGTTTGTCCATGCAGTTTGCAACATGTACATTCTGCTGGCTTTGGTGCTGGGTATGCTTTCTTTGCTGGCACTGGGGTTACGGATGATACCAGTACTGACAAAGGATTAGGCTGATTCATCCACCAAAACCAAGGGGAAGTATCATTAGCGGAATCAGGGTTAATAGAAATATGTAAGTGATGATTATGTTTATTAACGCCAGTGTAAGGACGATTGCCAAGCCTACTCTTATCCTTAGACCATATCTTACCATTAAAGATAAGATACTTGACACGCTTATCTTCTTTAAGTTTTTCAAAAATGACAGCACAGTCAATCCCATTCTTTGGGTCGTGAGTCAAGTCTACTGCTAGACCAGTATTGTGGTCAGAGTTAGGACTCTGTTTTAGGTGAGCAGCAGAAGGCAGAAGCCCATCGCTCAGTTTGTTGCGTAGCGGTTTGAGTGCCGTCGCTTGGCGCAGCACAGCAATTGCAGCAGGTGTGGCTTTCTTGGCAACAGTTGCCATTGTCCCTCATTTCTTTAGTGCCTGTAAAACTAATTCTGTTAGGAACTCTACTTTGTCATCCAACTTATTGACCTTATCTTTTAAACTGGAACCACCATTTGGTTTGAGTTCAGTAAGATAATGTTTAACCATCCATCTAACAGCGGCTGCTAATGCTCCTATTAGTGTGGTAATGGCTACGGCTAGTCCAGCCCAGTCGGTTGGTGTCATCATGATTTCCTTATACGGTTCTAATGGTTATCTCAAGGATACCACCGAAGCCACTGAAGCCTCTGTCTGGTGGAGTTCCACGAGTAAACGATATCTGTTCAATTACAACTTGACGAGTTTCACCAGTAGTTAAATCCTGCCAGTTAACAACATCGCCATTCTGCTCTACATCTTCCAATGCAAGGATTCTAGATAAAGCCCTTCCATCGTACCCAGTCATAACATTATACTTGTCAGTTTCAATGTCGAAACAGTAGACTGGAAATCTCATAATACGCTGACGCGGTGTAG